GACGTCTACCGGTGGGAACTGAGTTACACCTTCGACGGCAAGTTCGTCGTCAAGGGCAAGCCCTTCCCTCACGGCCTGGAGAAGTGCCCGGTCGTCCGCTACACCTGCTTCGTCGACGACGAGGGCCGCACCCGCGGCGTCGTCAAGCCGGCCATCCCCCTGCAGGACCGCCTGAACCAGGCCACGTTCTCCACGAATGTGACGTCGGATTTTGGCGCGTTCAAGGTCAGATGGGCCGCGGGGCTGATGCCCTCGTTCCGGAAGGACGAGAACGGCGAGATCATGCTGGACGCCAACGGCGAGCCGGTCCCGGAACCCATCGAGGTTTCCCAGGCCGCGCTGCTGCTGAGCGACGATCCCGCGACGAAATTCGGGCAGTTGGACGAAACCCCACTCGACGGCTATATCCGCCAGGAGGAGCAGGCAGCCCGGAACTTCACGACTCTGTCGCAGTTCCCGCCGCTGGCCTCCATCTCCAACCTGGCCAACCTGTCCGCGGAAGCGTGGGCTGCCGCCGAGGCGCAGTTCATCCGCTGGATCGAGTCGCTGCACGTATCTCTGGGCGAGTCCCATGAGGAACTGTTCCGGCTCGGGGCACTGGCTGCCGGCGACAACGAGGGCTCCCAGTCCTTTGGCGGAGAAGTCCGCTGGCGTGACCAGACCACCAAGACTGTGGCTGTCATGATGGACGCCCTCGGCAAGGCAGCCCAGATGCTCGACGTTCCCCGCAAGGGCCTGTGGCCCCTGATCCCGGGTGTCACCAACGGCATGCTGGACGACTGGGACCAGCTCCACGAGGAGCAGGTCGAGGAGGACGAGGCCCGCGACATCAAGCTGCAGCAGGCCACCGCCGCACGCGCCCAGCGCACGGCGGGCCAGACCGCGCAGAAGAAGCCTGTTGTAGATGGCGACCGCGGCTGAGGTCCTGGCGGCCGAGGCGCTGCACCAGGCGGCCCAGGCCCGCCTGGGTTTCGCCGCCGCCTTCCTCGCCCTGGCTGAATGGGACGCCGTCAACGCGACAAAGGCGGACGAGTCCTCCGGCCAGTTCCTTCTCTTTTCCCTCAAGGCCATTGTGGCCATCCGAAAGATGTCCCGCAGGCTGGCAGTTACGCACTACCAGCTGATCCGGGCGCTGGAGACCGGGCGCACGCTAGGCGTGCCGGAAGGATCTCCACAGAGGGCCGTCACCCTCGACACGCTGCGCGCCAATTTCCGCGATGCAGCCATCGACGTGGCAGCCCTCCCGTCGCCGCGAACCCGCAGCGACGACCCCGACATCCGCTGGTTTGAAGAGACCTTGGCATCCATCCCCCCGGAACGTGTTCCGTCGGCTATCAGCCTGGATGACCTGGAAGTCGATCCCCTGATCCAGGACTACCTGGACGCCGAGGATCCGACCGACGCCGCCAAGATCATCCCGGTGGACAAATACGACTGGCCCGTGGACTTGGACCTTGATGAGGTGGAGGACGCCTACCGCGAACTGCTCAGGAAGCAGGCCGTGGCTACCGTCTCCACCAAGGTCAAAGACCTCCGCTCCAGTGTCGATCTCTCCCCCGACGAAGTCATCGGGCAGATCGAAGAAGTTCACGCCTCGGCCGGGTCCATCGGATCCGGAATCGTCGACGCCTTAGGCGTGAGCGCCGGCCGTGATGCCATCATCGAGGCCGTCAAGAGCGACAGGCTCGTTCTTGCGGTTGCACGAGGCACCGGCCCTGATCCCTGCGCATTCTGCTCCATGCTCGCCAGCCGCGGCTTCGTCTACAAGAGCGAAGCCACCGCCGGCTTTGGAGGCGGGGAAGAGATAGTCAAATACCACATCCATTGTCATTGCTACCCGATCTTCCGGTACCTCAAGGAATCGGAACTGCCCCCGCTCAACCGCTACTTCCAGGAGAAGTGGCCGGAGGTTACGGCCGGGTATGGCGGCAATGAGGCACGCAAGGCCTGGCGGCGCTGGATCTACGCCCAGCGCAAGGCCAACCCCGGCGCACCCCACGGTGTGCAAGTCACGTCATAAGTCCCAGGAGGACACGAAAAACCATGTCTGAGCAGCAGACGCAGGGCCAGGAGCCCGAAGCAACTACCGCCCCCTCCGCATCCACCGACCCGTGGGCAGCCTTCCCGGCTGAATTCAATTGGGTCCGGAAGGAACTGGAAGACACCCGCAAGGAAGCCGCCGAGAAGCGGATCCTCGCCAAGGAACTCCAGGACAAGCTTGGCTCCGCCAAGACCCCGGAAGAGGTGCAGCAGATCACTGCTGCGTACGACACCAAGACCGCTGACCTCGAGGTCGCTCTCGCCCGTGAGCGGGTGGCCCGCAAGTCCGGGCTGAGCGATGACCTGGTGGAGTTTCTGACCGCGAAGTCGGAAGAGGAACTCGTTGCCCAGGCTGCGAAGCTGGCCGGCCTCAAGCCGGCAGACGCAGAGCCCGTGGTCGTCACGGTCCAGGAACCCCGTGGCGGGCTGGACCCCAGCTCTTCACCGCGCGAACCCAACGGCTACGACGCCTGGGAAGAATACAAGCGCAACCGCCACTAACCTCCCACCCCCTGGCGCCTACGGGCGCTTTTTTCATGCCCCCTGAAAGGGATAGAAATGACCTACACACCACACCTCAAGGTGAAGCCCCAGGTCCTGATTCAGGCCGCGGTCTCCGCCCTGAAGGACCAGCTTGTCATCTCCAACACGGTGACCAAGCGCAACGACCTCGCCACCTTCTTCAAGGCTGAAGGCGACACCATCAGCCAGCGCGTCAAGGGCACCGTTCCGGTGCGTACCTACACCCCGCGCAACAACCGCTCACAGCCCATCATTACGGACCAGTACCAGGAAAGTGTCGTAACCGTCACGATCTCGGCCGACCGCCCGTACTCCGCCATCAAGATGACGGACGAGCAGTCCGACTGGGACTTCAGCGACGGGTGGGGCGACATCATCGACGCTCAGACCTCCTCGCTCGCCTCCTACCTGGAGCACGGCGTGCTCAACCAGATCCTCGACGCTCCCTACGAGCGCGTGATCCTGGTCAAGGATGACACCACGGGCCTCTCCAACGCAGCCGCTGCGAACGAAGAAGTCTTCTACAATGCAGTGGTCGAAGCCAAAAAGGCCCTCCGCCTCATGCGCACCCCGAACGACACCCTCTACGCGATCTGCGGCGTTGACTTCGAAGAGAAGATCATCAAGTCCAACCGCTTCCTGAAGGACCAGGGCACGGGCGATTCCGCCCTGACCACGGCTTCCCTCGGAACCATCGCCGGGGTCAAGTTCATCTCGACCACGCAGATCCCCGCCGACGAAGCATACCTCTACGCCAGCTCAGGATTTTTGGCGTTCACCGGTGTGCCCCGCGTACCGAAGTCCGTGCCCTTCGGCGCGACGGCTTCCGCCGGCGGATTTGCATTACGCTGGCTCATGGACTATGATACCGCCTACCTAACTGATAGGTCAGTCTTTGATTGCTACGCAGGCTACTCCTACGTCAAGGACCGCATCCAGGTATTTGACGGCCGCAGCAACGACATCATCAGCCCCGACGAGTACTTCGTCCGCGGCGTCAAGCTGGCCCTGAAGTCCACCTCCTCCGCTGTGGAGAAGGTCCCGGGCGACGGCTCCACCACCACCCCGGGCGGCTCCGCTTCCTCCTTCCTGGCCAAGGCCTACAACCTGCAGACCATCACGGCTGCTGAGGTCATCGGCGAGCCCTTCCCGCTGGGTGGCAACTACCCGGGCGCCAAGGCGACCGCTACCGCCTCCATCACCAAGTCCGGCTCCACCATCGGCTCCATCGCCGTTACGGCCCAGGGCTTCGGCTACACCTCCACCCCGGCTGTCACCATCTCCGGTGGCGCTGGCACTGGTGCCACTGCTGTGGCCTCCATCCAGAACGGCCAGGTCGTGTCCATCGCGGTCACCGCCGCGGGCACCGGCTACACCGGCACCCCGACCGTCGCCATCGCAGCCCCCTAGGAGTAGCCCGTGCCAGCACTTGCAACAGTGGGTCAGATCGCAGCTCGCATCGGCGAGACGATCGAGGCCCCGGAAGACGTCAAGCTGGCCGAAGCTGTCCTCGACGAGGCATCAGAGCAGATCCGGCACTACGCCCAGCAGCCCTACTGGACCGCTGATACTGCCCCTGCGGTCGCCGTCACCATTGCGGTGGCGGCGGCTGCGCGGGGCTTCCTGAACCCCTCAGGATTCGATATGGAACGCGGCGACATGGTCACGTTCAATCGGAGCAAGGAGTATGTGTCCGGCGCCGCTCTGACGGCACAGGAGATCACGATCATCAAGGCCCTGGGCCGCACCGGCAACGTCCGGTCGGTCGGGCTGACCAGCGATGCGCGGCCCGTTCCGCGCAGCAGGACCATGGCTGAGGACCGGGGCTACTGCCCCGTCGACTGGGGAGGCAATAAGCCCTTCCCGCTCGGGTACGAATGATGAACCGCTCACGCCTGCTCGATAGGGGCAGGGAGCGGATGCTCATCTACCCCGAGGTGCTGGTCATCAACAGCCGCGGCGACGAGGTGCGCGTCCCTTCCGAGACTCCGGTCGAGGTCTGGGTCACGTCCTCCAGCCAGCGGCAGGGTGACGCTGAAATCCCCGGCCAGGTGTCGATCAAATCCATGCGCTGCATCACCAGGGACGCCCCCGTGGGGTCCTGGGCACGCATCGAATTCCGCGGCGAGGAGTGGGACCTTGCGGTCCCGCCCCGGTTCACCGCGGGCCTGTCCCGCGCCACGGCGCACGTCGAGTTCATCATCCGCTCCCGCAACCGACTGGACGAAACCCCATGAGCATGATCGGCGACATTGAATGGCTCACGCCATCCGGCGCGCCGGCGCCGCTGCGGGGCAAAGGGTCCGTTGAGGATACCGTCTCCCACCTGGACGCGGTCAGGAGTGCCGTCTACGGCAAGGCTCTGGGCCTGGGCCGCGAAGCTGCGGCTGCCCTCGGCCAGCACCACAGGACGGGCGCTGCCCACATTGAGGTCGGCCGGCATCCCAACGCCGGCTCCAGCACTCCCGACTGGTACGTGTACCTGAAGGATAACGACCCCGGCGGTGCCGTCTTCGGCGTCTACAAGAACCAGGTGGACCGCTCCGCGATGTCGATCGAGTTCGGCTGGACCCAGACGCACGTCTTCGGCAACAAGCTCAAGAAGCCCATCCCCCACAAGGGCCTGCACATCCTCCGCGGCGTTATGCGCCGCGCGGCCA